AAACTGTAGAGACGCCTGATGGAACGTCTGGACAGAGTTGTGTTTTCGAAATAAAGACCTGAACCCAGAATTCTTAACCGGACAACTCCTAAATGTGTCTTTTAAGATGGCTGGATCAGAAATAATTGTGTTGCTCTTATATTCAGGGGTTAAGAGACTTTTTGATTCTTGAAGTAGTTCATCGTTGTTTTTGTCTGTCCAATAAGGAACTCGTTTATTCTTCTTGTCTTCCTCTTCTTTGAGGTCAAAAAATTGTATCTGGTCGGGGTCAAGCATTACATCTTGATTTCTGTACCCATAAGCTTTTAAAATCATTTTTTAAAAGCATAAAATTCGGAAAGATTAAAATATTCGATTAACAGGTAGCAGTACCGATCCCATGATTATATATAGGTAAGACAAAAATTAAATTTTAGCAGGAACAGTATATGTATCGATATTCATACTGGCGCGTCTTAATGGTTCACAGTCGGTAAACATCAATGGTATTCCTCGCAAGCCGTCCATAATTCCAACAGTATTAAATCTTCTAAAATTGTGATTTGCAAACATAAACTTCCCCAAGAATATCATCATCCATGATGCCAGTACGAAAGAGAGAACAATCAAAATACTCATTGAAGAATACTTTACTACCTGTTGGTTGGTCTTTTCTTCTTCACTAACAACTTTCTTTTGAACATAATAATACCGGAATAAAAATGCCGATAGAATCAACAAACTACTCGCAAGTGGTAGGTACATTTGTCGGGCAGTAAATCCAATCTTGGGAATACATCTTTTTACAAACGACGTGTAGAGTATGTATACAACCAACATGAGTCCGACAACAATCGCAAGTACAAGTTCAGATATATCCATCTTATATATATAAAAAATAAAATCTTTAATAAAAATAAATGATAGTGAATCTTAACGAACTACCGACCTGTGAGGGTATCACCCAACGAGGTAAAAAGTGTAAAAATAAACAGGTGAATGGCTCTCTGTATTGCAAGAGACATGTAGAGAAATTTAGATTAGAAAAACCCGAAGAATGTCCCGTATGTATGGAATCTTTACAAGATGTTCTTGTTCCACTATCATGTTCTCACTGGGTTCATCCTAAATGTATTGTTAGTTGGGGAAAGGAACAGTGTCCTTTATGCCGACAACATATTTCTCTTCCTAAACATCAGAGAAACCAAATGAGAAAGATGAGAAAAGGAAATCCCGAAGGAGATACCGAGCTCGATGAAGACTCATTTCAGATACTATCTATTTTAATATTTTGAACGGATGTTTATACATGATGTGTATAAACATAACACTTTACTTTTCAACTACTTCTTCATACTCTTTTCTGTTGGATAAAAGTATCTCCATAAACTTGTAATATATAGGCTTCATTAGGGGTCCAGCCCCTGACATGATGACACTACCTGATGAAAATATAAGGAATGTAATGAACTTTATTTTCTTTGGTTCTCGTTTCTTTTCTACCTCGTCTGTATAACTATAATACATTGTATGCGGGACTGATGAGATTTTGGTCTGACCATTTTCCAACAGTTCAACACATGTCAGTTCCAAGTCAAAGGGTTGTGATGATTTAATCTTGATATTGACTCCGGTATTTACGGGAGATTCAAACAGGGATATAAAATCATTCGATTGAATTAGTTCTCCTGAATTATCTACAGTTGGCTCGGAAATTTCTCTACGCTTCTTAAAGAACCAATCCAAGTTATCTCTCTGAACAGGAAAGCCAAGGTTGAAATCGATATTCTTCATGACGACTTTAAAGATAATCTTGGGGTTGCCTGTATGAGTATCTTTTAATGAAAACATCTTTTGTCCAGACCATCTCTCGGCATTCTTCATATGTTGATACATGTACTGTAATGAAGTAATAAACTGCCCATCATTCTTACATCCGGTCATTTGAAGTTTCCCATTATGACTGATTTTCAGATTGACCAGTTTGCCTCCTTCCAATACTAGCACCACTGTAACAGAGTTTAAAAAATATGTTTTGCTTTCCTTTCGTTTGGCCTTTAATATCACTCCTCGAACATTTGTTTTATTCTGGACAGAGATAATAGACCCTACCAGAATATGTTTGTTTGGATTAATCACTTCTTTATTGCTCTTTCTTCCCCTCTTTTTCTTAACAACATGATACTCTGTAACTGGTAGATAGCGGTAGAGAGATGTGAGATTAAACTTCATGTTTGTAACTGCAATAATTGTCTTGGTCGAGACCTTCATCTGTTCAAAGTCGGGAACCTTAAGTTCACTCATTTGTTCTCTATGTTCTTCCATCATTGGTTAGTTAAAGAAGAACATCTTGTCTTTAAATCATTTTTATTTTTTAACACAAGTGTTCTCGTAAGTATGTCATAATCTCTAGCATTACCATACAATCCACCTTGTTGTACTCAACAATGTCCTTCATCCCAAGAGATTCCATAATTGGCTTCTTGTAAGTTTCAGAGTATTTGAAGCACTGATAGCCCTGAGTCATGGCATTGAGCCCATTCGCGCACTTGGAATCCCATATATTGGGAATCATTCCATTCTTGTGCATTGCCTTGGCTATTTCTTTGATTCCATATTTCCATGCTCCCTTGACAACTATCGGCTGTTGTTTGTTCTTGAAAATACGAAGCATATCTGTCCATTTCAAGTCGCATGATGCCCATCTATGCTGATGTTTCTTGTTGATTCCACGAAACGTAGATTGCTCGGCTCTTCCCCAGTGATAGATGTTGGGATTACAGTGATACTTTTTACGTAGAGAATCTAAAAAGGAAATGAATTCATCCACCATCTTTCTCTCAGCCTCATCGCTTAAATCCTTCATGACAAATGAACGATAAGAACTCTTGCCGTCTACGACCCATACGAGACCGATTAGATATGTATATTTAGGTGTCTTTTCGTCTGCAAGATACGGATCTGGACCGTCGTAAAAAATATCCGATATATACTCAAAATCTACATAGAATTCCAGACGGGGTTTCGGTATCCATCCAAACTCATCATACGTAATTTTCTTTGGACGAATCAAGTCCTTGGAACGATTAATGCTTAAAATAGCATCAACCATTGGAGCCAACACTGCTCCATGAATACCAAGATTGGAAGCACAACACTTGGGATCACTCAGTTTATAAACTCCATTGCTATGTCCAACGCGCCGTTTCTTGGGACCACACTGCCATAACAATGATAATTCTTCAATCTTTCGAGCATAGATTTCCTTGACCGAATGCCATGGTAAATCATTCTGTGAAGTCATGTTTGGGTACAATTCTTCTCGAGAGGGTTTCGGAAGTAGAGCCCACTCGTGCCCATAATGACGGACATCGTAGAGCCATTTCAAGGCTAATTTGACTTTCTCGGCAATGATTTTATCTCGATTTTTAAAGTCAACAACTCCCATCCTTTCAAACGGAGATGCTCCAATAAACTTTTCCTTTTTCACCGTATAATTATAGTGTCGTCCGAGAATGTATCCAACAGGAGCCATGTAATTTTGCAAGAGGGATAACGCCTCATTGTAGATATACAACTGTCCCTTGTATGCAGGAATCCTTCCCGAATTTAAAAGATAAAATCCGTCCGAAGCCAGTTTGAGAGTAGTCCATTTGATATCAATGACTCGGTAATGGAATGGGCCAAAACAAGATGGGGAATGTTCTTCATTTGAAGGAATCATTTCATCACTCATGAGTTTATTAATCCAATCACTTCTCACGAGCAAGTCAGGAACTCCATATGTTTTTGTTTCATAGTTGCGTAATACTCCCTGATATATAATGGGAGTTCCCTTTTTCATTAAATTGAGAGTAGCTTCTACCTTGTCCTCATCACGTGCCTGCCAAGATTCCGCCACTTGAACTGCTTGATGATTGAATTGTGTCTTGATATGTTTCCATACATCTGCTTCAAACTCGTTTCCCTTTCGAAACAATAATGACAAGAATGGATGAGATTTCGCTACACGAATAGTGTCTCCTTTCTTCTCTCCCTTTTTCCTCAGTCCTTTCTCATCATAATAGAGATCCAACCAATCCGCTAGTGGGTCATCCAATAGGTAATGCTGAATGCTAGTGGCACAATACCATTCCTTCCAATCAATGTCTTTGACAAGCGGGGCAGACGTCTTTTGTTTCTTGCACGGATTAATATCAGGCGAGTCTAATTTTCGTTTCAATGTATTAGGGGGGTTTGCTTTACTCTTTTTAGGTTCTTTTTCCTCTTCTGTTTCTAATTTGCGTTTCCTAAGAGAATATCGAGAGGCATTGGGTTCCATGTTCTTACCTACTTACAATCCAACAATTAAAATAAAAGGATAAACATTCTGATGGTTTTATGAGTTAAAGGCTGTGCTTTTCAAAATCATTTTTTCAGTGGTAAGTTTTTGACTGTAATATACAGTCAAAAGATTGTCTAGAAAATATTTAAGTCTTTTTCTTTTTAGCGGGACGTTCATCTACCACCTCCAACTTTCTATCTTCAGTCTTCTTTTTAAGAGGAATATACACACAACTATCATTCGTACAAAAGGTTTCCATCTCCACGTCTTCCCCTATTTTTTTGAGTTCCAATGGTTTTATGTTTTTGCTCATTGATTCGTACTGTTCTTGATTTATTTTTTCATAAGGAGCCTGTTGATACACCACTTGATTTTTTGGAAGGAACGATACACTCTTTAATTGATATTGGAAATAATTTAAAGCATATTCGATTTGTTCTCCTTCTTTGGGGTCAAATGTGATTGTACAACTCACACTATTTTCAGACCAATGTTTCTGTAAAAATGAAGCCAAACATAATTGTTCCCACATAGAGACATCTGATACTGTTCGACATTCACCAACATAGACGGGAATTTCAACACATAAAGTATGGTCTGGATCTGATAGTGCTGGTTCAACCTTGTATCCCGCATCAATGATTGATTGAAGCATATCAGAATTTCTAGACAATCTCATACGACGAATATAATATTTCGATTCAGGATAATGCATGCCCGGTGTTGCCCCAGCCAATAATGATATCGAACCACTCGGCTTGATACATGTTTTCTTGATTGATTTTGGGATAGCCAACCACTCAGAATATACATCATCGTAGTATTCTAAAGTTTTATACCCTTCTTCGCACCACTGTCGAAGGGTTTCAAGTCCGGAATGTTGGGCATTCCCTTGTTTATGTTCATGGTCAAATTTGCCAAGAAACTGGGCAATACCCGAAATAGAACATCCGATTCTCCTATTTCTCAACATTACTCGGTTGGTATCAGCCCAATGTGTTTTCCCCAATGTAACAGTCTTGGCATACAAGAATGCGAATTTTAATGTTCGTAAAAAGTCAGACTTGTCTGTGCAATTTGTTGGAAATGCTTCGACCAAATTACACATCTCCCCAGACTCTAAAATCTGTTCGAAGCAAGGATTAAGTCCTTTGGACCTTTTGTCTTTATAATCTGGTTTATTATTCATTCGACTGTATGCCTTACAGTTCTCTAGCCAAACATATCCTGGTTCTCCATTTGTCATCGATGATGTGGCAGGTTCATGATAATTCATTCCAATATCGGCAGATAGTGAATTATTAGAAGTCCATCCATACGCCATACGATGGGGATTCTTTTCATAGTTTTTCAAGTTCAAAAACTCGGGGGATTCGTCTCCCATTATAGCCAAAGCTGTATTGTGAGTCAGATACCCATTGCAATAGAACTCATGATTATCTTCGACTGAAATATCAAATGTTTCTTCTTCGATATCTTCTTCCACTTGTTTAACAGACACGGGACACCAAGATACCGGACCATATGACTTGCAATATCTATCAATAACAATCTGACCCTTTGCTGTTGAATTGGTTCTCTTGGAAATAAACGATAATGGAAACCCATTCGAGCGTTGTGGCTTATCCCCGTATTCAAACTTTTTAAACAGTTGAGGGATATCATTGAACCGAGACTTGGAATACTTTGTAATGAGGGATACATGATTAAGAAGTTGCCAATGTTTCTTTCGACTCGGAGGGCAAGTTTTGCCTATTGAAATACGCGTTTCAATTCCACAAGAATATAATAGCGCCTGAATTTCTCTAGCAAAACATTCGTAAACTGTTGTAACAACATTTATGGGACGATCTTTACAACATCCATCGGCATCCATTACACCAGCCACATATGCGAGTCTGATATCTTCCTTTCCCTTCACAATAAAGGGTGGAATATGAAGAGGTGTGTTTGCCTGCTTAACATTCTTATCAAAATACCAAGCAAGTTGTTTGCTTTGACATTGTACCATAAAACTGTTTTCATTCTTTCTCTTTTTCAATATGATATGAAACCCGTCCCCAAAACGCTGTAATTGTTTTTTGCCTTTTCAGCCATGTTGTACTCTTCAAGTCCAAATACAATAGATACGTAGGCATTAAAGCCTTCACTTTTATAATTGGGAAAAGTGTATCCATCTCCCTGAAATAACCCGATAAACCATGCCATATCAGCATCAAGAGATGGAATTGTAAGAGATTTACATGTTGTGCTATGTTTTGGGTATTCATATGACCATGAAGGAAGACAAGTTTCCATTCCATCAATGGAAACACGAGAAGAAATAAGTCTATCTCCTGATTTTAATTCTTGGGCTGTTTTCCACTCATACTCTCGGTGATTTTTAAACACAGCCATACGGTGATTCGGAGTACATCGAAAGTCCCCATCTTGAGTAATAATTTTACATAGTTTTTGTTTTCCCTGAACAACCATTTCTTTAACTGGTTTATATCCCTGAGAAGTCAGAACCAAGTCACCTTCTTTAACTTCTTGAATATGTACAAGTCCTTGTTTTGTATGAACCCAAGAATCTTTTGGAAGACATCGTCGCACGTTACCTGCCACAACAGCCTGCCCAATGAGATTACAAATATCTGCAATAGTAGTTGTAGTGATTGGGTGTCCTACATTTTTATCCAAAACTGTCCTAATGGTTTCCAACATAAGTCTTAATGGTTCAGGACCGGAAGAAACACCACCAAATGTCTTAATTACGACTCCCGCAGGACGAATTTTTGAATAATCAAATCTTTGTACACAACTTCCTTCTATTGTATAAGAACGAATCAACCGTCTCAATGATTCAACCCATGCCTCTCGTGTATCTTCAATTGTAAATGTTTCTTCCTTTTCCAATTGGGGACTAACAATCGCAACTTTTCCGGCTCCTAATGTATCTACTGATACTCCGGCTCCCAACATACTTAAATCCATTACAAAGCAAAATGGAACAGTGGCATCCTTATCTATATCTTCTGTTGAACGGAACGCGCAGTTATTCAATGCCTCGAATAGTTTCCTCTTGTTAATGATATCAGTTCCCATTGCCCAAAGAGAACGTCCTGCCGGTAAAAACTTCATATGAAACATTCGTTCATACATTTCCTGTGCACTTGCCTGTCCAACTTTCTCATCCCATCCAAGATTGTTATCGTTGATATGTTCTTTTTGGAGACTATAACATCCATTCACAACTCTCTCGATTGTCTCCCACCAAGATTCTTTCGTTCCATCATCTTTAATACGGGAATATGTTCTCACATAAACCATTTCTCCTAAACCAGAGAAGCCAAACCGTGGTTTTACATTCTTGAATTTCTTGATAAACAGAGGATCTAACTGAAAGCAAAGTGAAGAGGGTTTAGGGTCTGACATGGTTCTTATATATGAAAAAAGATAATTTTATCGTGTCAAATCATTTTTTATTGGGCAAGTTTACAACATTATAAACTTGTACACATAGTTCCCCCGCTTCGCTTCAATCAAGGCTTTGCCTCTCCATACATCAAGGGACTCCGTACTAAATCATGGAAAAGAACGAAGTGCCGTCTATTTCTCGTTCCAATTCTCTAATCTTATTTTGATACATATTCTCCTGTTCTTTTATGTACTGAGTAAAGCTTTGTGTCTTGAGAAAAACTTCCTCTTCCAATTCAGTGATTTTATAATGATATTCCTCTTCCATCTGCTTCATCTTTTCTTTGGTTATGACTTGCAACTCTAAATGTTTTTCTCTCAGATCTTTCAGTTCTTGTTTTACTTTTTCCACTTCAATTGTTTGGCTCAAGAGTTTGTCCTTCATTAACGCCAGTTCCTCATTGAGTTTCTCTTGATTTATCAGGGTATCTACGACGAGAATGTCAGACATTTTATATTTATAAAATATATAAAATGTAAATCATTTTTAACGAGCATTATTAATTTTCTGTTCCAGTTCTTCTCTCTGTCGAATCATTTCTTCTGACCTTTGTTTGGAGTTGGCGTCCTTTCCCTTCTTTCCAATATTGTCTTGAATTTCTCTGTCAAGAGTTGTGTCAAGAGTCAGTAGGTCATCCAAGTCTTCTCCACCAAGAGACTCAGCATTGTGAATCTTTTCATCAGGTGGAGGAGTGGTTTGTTTTTCAATCATGTTTAGAGATGATATTCCCATCATAGCATGACCTTCACCTTTACGACTTGGAGAAATAGTCATAGTTCTTTCTGACTGCATTCCTTCCGTGTTTGTTTTTCTTACTTTTCCTCGTTGTGGGCTCTCTTGTACATCTCCTTGGTTGTCAAATTCATTCATGATAGAACTTACATTAATTTTTGTGGTTGTTCGAGGCAAGTCTATAGGACGGGAATCTTGATTTACATCTCTAAATTCCATAGGCTTGCCAACACTTTGTCGGGGGCCATTCCCTAAAAAATCATCTGGAGCAAATGCCTCCCGACCGGACTGACCATTTGGAGGAGCCTTTAATAAAGACGAAATAGGAGTTGAACCCGCCCCTTGACCAGCATGAGACTCTTGAATTTTTTCCGTCTCATCCAAGAAAGACTTTCCATTTCTCATTGTAGGAGGAGGGGTATTTTTTGTCGACATTTTTTCTACTTGATTAAACAGCATTGTTAAATGAGCTATCAAATCCATAGAACTTGCCCCTTCATATCTTGCTACCTGACCATCTACATAAATAACAACAGCACACGGAACTTGTTTTATAGGGAGAATATCTCTGATAGCCTGATTATCAACACAAATTGGCCGATAACGAGACCGTTGTTTATCTGAAATGGAAGACAATAATTGATGACAAAATACAGAGTAGTTACTGTACAGTAAAATAATAGATTGAATACTGGCTAGTTCGTCCACAGACATTTCTTATATTAATCAGAATTGTTTTAAATCACAAGAGGATAAAAATTTATATATAAAAACTATTTCCTTCTTATAATATGTCCCTTTCTAACTACTCAGTATCAGAGAAGGAATTCGCGGGTGAACTTGATGCTTCCCGCTACTTTGATAGTAACCCAGAGATTACCGGTGTAAAGTATTTTGATATCGATAGCACACATCGAAACAGGCGTATATATGCTAATCCATGTGATTTTGTAATGCCAGTTTATTCTGAAGAGCCAACAGTGGCGTCCACATTTAGAGATCCTGTATTGCTTTCATTCCCATACACAGGGTCATTAAACCCTGTAGGAACACCTAACGTCATTCAGGCATACACTGTAGTGGGAACTCAAGCTGATGTTACTTTGGATCCTCTTGAATCCAACATTGATAATTTCTATGTGAATGCCTTGCTAGAAATCCCAGACATTACGGAATCTCGGCGTATTATATCATACAATAATGTCACAAAAATCGCCCGTATTTCCCCAGCATTCTCTGTTGTCCCTCTTGTTCCTTCAGACTACATCACAAGAAAAGACAATAGTTATTTTAATTCTGACGTTGGTATTGTTGGGTACAATGCGGGGACTAACACGGTAACATCCCTCAACTTGCTTGATACAAATCCATCTCCATTAAAAGACTTTTATAAAGGAAGTTATTTTTCATTTACCAACGGACCCCACGTCGGAGAAATCGCAAATGTGACTTCATACACCCCAATATCCGCTCTTTTAGCATGGGAGCAGACTGAATGTGATGGAATGAATGAGAAACTTGTTGTTGGGCAAGAAAAAGGGTTCAAATTTGTTCCCAATCCGGGATATTTATATTCAGTAGCATTGTATGGACATGTATTTGATGATACAAATCCCACTCGGTCATTAAAGATTAGAATTAGAGAAGGCCAAGGATTGACTGGAACGATTATATATGAAAATACCTTTGCTATTCCAGTCAATGCTGGCCCGAATCCTATTTCAATTACATTATCGGGTCTCGGACCATACCTGTATTCTCTATCTTATTTTACATTTACTTTTGAAGACATGTCTCTCTCCACAACAGGCTTTATAAACTTGTTTGGTATTGTTCCAACATCTGAATTTGTGTGTTATAACATGTCTGTATTTCCAACTATTTCAATGCTGGCATACGCTGATACACCGCAAGTATGGGAACAACCAACAGCCAATGGAGCAAGTGAATTCCTCTCAACATCATCACAAAAAGGATTTGCATTTTCGATTTCTCAGACAGGAAATATTGTGGCAGTAACTTTAAATTTTAACAGCGTTCGATGTGTTGTCAGCAGATAGAACGATTCGAATCTCGTTAAAAAGCGGGGGA